CCTGACCGACGGCTGCTTCTATGGCGACAAAGGGATGTTTCGTGTCGCCCCGCCGCTGGAATAGTGGTGGAATATTCCCAATGGATGCACCGTTGTTGTCAGACAATATGGAACCATGGATAATGAGTGCGGCAGATTGATCAATGCCAAAGCCCTCGTAGGCCCTTTCTGTTCCAGGGTATATGCTGGCCGCAGCTTCCTCTAGTCTTTTCGTACTGCGCGCTTCAAACATCTCTCTTAGTGGCCCAATAGCAGAGGCCGCAGCGATAGCAGACATTCCCATAGCCCTGAATAAACTGCTACGCCTAGCAGCTTCTACATCTCTGGTTATGTCCTCTATTGATCTACGCTCTGCACCATAGGTTGATTCTATTATTGCAGCAGGGCTACCTGTATCCGGCGCTACGCCTGCCGCCCCATATCTGGCCTGCTGTTCACCAACTAATACGCTCGCCTGCCTAGCTAAGACATCTCTTCTACGAGCGCCTTCTATATCGGCTTGGTTGGCTGTTTGTGCCGCACCGATTATGCCTGTTGTGGCTGCTCCTGCCGCTAGTCCTACCTGTGCTGCCTGCCAAGGGGCGGCAGCAATCAGACTCCCTGCTTGCCCCGCTGCGCCAGATATTGCTGAACCTACCGAACCTAGAATGGGTACTATGGATGCCATATATATGCCCTATAGCTTAAGGTATTATCTATGTGCTTGCCCGTTGTGGTGGGCTCAAATCCTAGTTTCTCCGCCATAGCCACCGCCTGTTGGTGTTTCTCATTTATCCATGCCCATACTGGAAGGGGGAAGGAATGCAACACGATACGACAAGCCTTGAAGAAGGTCTTTGGATGCCGGTATATAAGATCCGTACCGTATAACCAAGTATAGTATTCCGCATCTAAGAGTTTAATAGGATACGCACCCGTTATAGCTACCACTCTACCATCCATATCTAACATGGTCAAGGATGGGCACCTCTGGATGGAAGAATCCCTATACGGCGCTTCCGCCGATTCTATCTTCCTAGGCTTGGCCTTAACCCAATGGGCCGGTGTTGTAGCTACAATGTTGATCATTGCTTTCTCCCGTTAGAAGTGCGGCCAGGGAAAGCCCCCTTCTCTGCCTCGGAGTTTCTTTATCTCATCCTCTACTTCGGTAGCCCCCTGATTATATAGCTCTTCCTCGTCAGGGGCAAGTTCTTTTTAGGAGCCTAAGAAACTCACCAGCGTGAACCCGTTCCTCGTCGGCCACACTCTTAAGCACTTCTACTGCCAACCTATTGTCAGTTGATTCCGCCAGTTGCATATATAGTTGTGTAGCCTCGTACTCCGATGCCACTAAAAAGCGTACCGCCCTGATCAATTCCGAGTGCGTTAGCTTCTGATCCTTGGCATGCCCTGCAAATGGATCACCAAAATTAGGCATGTTGATCTATTCCTTCTATTAATATTAATCATCGCCGCCTACATCCAACCTGTACCCTACTGTTAGAATGTGGCAGGGGAATGCCTCATCATGTATAAGTTGCAGTGTGCCCTCGTGCGACCAACCAAAGTTGTTCCATCTCAATAGCCCATCCAGCACCTTCGCCCTCTCGTATCCATATTGAAACACCAACCTGGAAAAGATGTTATCGCCGTTTAGTTTTAGATCCCAGGTGTTTAGCACCCGAACGATTACGGTACCAGCCCTCTTCTTCTTCAGGCCAAGAAATGCATGCGAGGGATCGTAAACTTCTGATGGCAGCGTTTCCAGTTTGGCGAATATGGGCACTCCAGATTCTATAAAGGATGCGTCCGCTCCTACCTGAGTTTCCTTCATCAGCCAATCACGCAGGTATGGTGGAGGAACATGGTTGCCTGGCGGATCATAAATAAACTGTGAATCCCTGGTTGGGTAATTTGTGGGGACTCCATTCCTAATCTCTATATAGTTCTCATCAGGTGCGGGGCCTGAACGACAGGCATCTACCACACCGAATCCCCAAAAGCCCTGTCTAGGGGCATATATTCTAGGCATATTTCTCCATCGCCTTCCGTACCGGGAGCACCTCTATCTACCAGGAAGAACATGCAGTCGTATGAGTATTTGCCAACGTAGGGAATACTGCAAACATCTATAAAGTTGCCAGCAGTGGTGGTATGCCTCGCCCAGGCCCTCGTACCACCCTCTGCAGTACTGGTATCCATAGTGTAGGTAGCCAATGTCCCATCCCGCAACACACACCATAGGCACTGGTATGGTTCCTGTTGCCAAGCCATTGCACGTATGCCAGGCCTGGTAATCTCCCCACATAGCAGGTTCATATTGATTGATTGGAAGCTATCGGTTTCGAACCTGTAGCCCAGTATCTGCAATTGTTGTCCTGTGCGATAAGGGGCAATAATTGCATCACCTACAACCGCTGGCTGCATGTTCCTGGTACCGATTCTTGAATCGGATGTAACCTTGATGGATGTAGGGGTTATACCTGTTTGATCGCTACCCTGTAGGATATAAACTGTTTCCGATGTGCCAGCGAATAACTTTCCGTTGGATGGCTGTAGCCAATATATGGGGTCTTGGTTGTTTGCGGCCAATGTAAATTTTAGGGGGTCTGAATCCTTAAGCTCTTCTTCGTCGGCTATTTCATACACGAAATTCTCATAATCCCTAACCGCAGAGGCCCATATAGAAGAGGGATCACCCGATGGGCCTGCCACCCAAAGCCTTTGCTCATGCACTGCTACGGCCCTGGGGTTGTTCATGCCAGGATCATCACCAACAAAGGCTGCGCCATCTATCCGCCAGTTGTCCTGTCTCGTGTTGGGCGGCCATTTCTCGTTTGCCCCCTTGGTTACGACAATGATTGTGAAAACGAATTGTCCCTTGTCTGGCCCACTATTAAGCTCAAAGAGCCAATTCCGTGAACCTATTATCGGCATTTTGTAGGTGGTATCCCCATCTATAATGGATAGGGTTCCCCCTAACACATTGGTGCCTAGAGTAGTCCAGTCTGGCTCTACAATATAGCATAACCTATATGTTTCGGCATTGTTATACCCTTCTATCCCCATAGCCTCTGCCACATCTTCTATTTGGCTAGGTACCCCTCCTCCTGGAAAAGTATCGCCTTTCCAATTTTCTGAAACGCTTGCGGACGGGTAAATACCTGGGTATCTCCTGCTTGTCCTAGTCCCTGCTCCGGTACCAACATCAGCGATAGAGTTTTCGTGATCTATAGTATTCCGGATAATAGGCCAACCAACGGGTATTTCGTGTGGCCCGCCTATATCTATATGATATTGGGAGTGTTTCTGGTTGGAGGGGTGATACATAAGCGAGAGGCCAAGTTTAACCGGCAGGATGCTGTACTCTTCGGTCTGAGATGGAGGTGAGGCTCCCTCATCAGAGGGGGAATAAGCCTTGATAGAGGTAGGCCCCCTTCTCACCATCTTAGAGAAGGGGCGCTCTGGTGAGGCTAGATATAGTACGTCATTGATCTGGGCGTATTTGATAAGCTGGGGGTTGGCATATCCGTGTGTTCCCATACCTATGCAATAGGGGATGGCCGATAGGTTATCGTCTGAGCCGCTGTCTCTCGCATCGTAATTGAATTTGAAAACCAAGAAAGCCCCTCCGGAAGAACCTACGGGGCTAGTAAAGACAACCAACCTGGTTTCATGCACATCAAAGACAAAGGGGATTAGTTTTAGCCTATATGTACGCAATATAGGATCATAGTAGCTACTCCACTTACCAATTGATCGAATGTCAGTTTGTGGTTGAGGAAGGTTTTGCGGTACTGGAACCGATATGGGGACGTTCCAAGTCCCAGGGCGCTTGATCAGGCCGCCTCGAAGATCAACAATAAAGTTTACAATATCCTTAGCGGCCCTAGCGTATCCCTGTACATCTACACGCCCGATACTCTGCGGGCCAAGTATCCCACCCGAAAAGCTAGGCCATAGGAATTGCGGCATTACTGCTGCCGGGCATTAGTTAGGACATTGTTTACCATCATTTCCGATCTTCCCTCTAATCCATCTACAGCCTTGGCCTCTCGCACTCTAGCCTCATATAGCTGGGTATATACGGCAGCCGCCTGTGGATCGCCAGTAATTGGGAAAGCCAATACGGAGGCCAGTTTATAGGTAATAGCCTCTTGCAACATGGGGTCTCGTATATCATCTATATCGGCTATGTAGGTGATATATGTTACTGGTGAGGTAGTGTACAACCTGCTACCTTCCACCTTCCACCATGTATTATTGAAAGACCGGAGGTTTTCATCCACCTGGATTACCCTTAGGCAGGTGGGTGGAAGCTGATATACATGCTGGAATCCTAGTTTAGCCTCGTACACCGGCATCTCGTCCAGGGCCACCTCTGGCACCATCTCCCTAACAGTGGCCGCATTCCAAGGATGTGATCGCAATGTGGAAGCTTTAGCTACCGCATAGAAAACTTACATAGTTTGCCTTCCTTGGTATCCTCATGGATTGTGGTGATACCATCGTGTCCCAACAAATGCAAAGCGTTGTTTGCAATGTTGAGCATTGTATCTTCTGGCATGGCCTACTCCTATTCGTCAGTAACAACCATCAATACCTTTTCGTCCTCAATGCGAGTGGCTCCAATAGCCATGTTGAGATAGATCTGTACCGCATATCTGAGGTCTGCACGCTCGGACATGCGGGTATTGATGTCCTTGCCAATGGCAAGACCAATGCCATTCTGTGCCCAAGCTATAGCTGTCCTGCGCTTTTCTAGCATAGGAAGCTTTTGGTACCGCACAAACTTGAACCCCATAAAGGTATCTACCTCGCCTGTAACCAATGCGCGAACGGTATTGTAATCGGACGAAGTAACTTTGGGATCGTTTAACAGGCTAGATATTTGAGCCGCCGTACAGATCATATACCTTGGCTCGTCCGGGTTCACTTCTGCCGCATCCATCCTTTCTTTAGTCTCAATTAGCTTTGCTACATTTAGTTTACCCGGTGCATTCACCACATTATCTTGGGGGAAGGGGAGAACGGTTTGCCCTTCTTCTCCACCTCTGGCCTCGCCAAGGGCGGCAGCTACGATAACCTTGTCGATAGTCCTGCCCATAGCCCACGCACCAGCAATAGCATACTCGGATTCGGGGCTAATTAGCAAACGCACCTTATCCAGGTCGTCAACCAGGTCTGCCCATTCATAGTCGTATAGATCAACCCTACGCCTGGAATGCTCGATGTTGGCAATTTCAACAGGTACGTGTCTCCCCGTTGCGGGCTTGGCTTCTGTCCCGCTCAAGCGCTCAAAGTAGTAGCTCTTGCCAGTAACAGTTTCCGAGCGCACCAAATCCCGCAACCTGGAACCCTGTTGCTGCGATAGATGGATGAGGTTATCCTTGTACTGTTGGACGAATGCCTCTGTAATTGAAAAAGCCATTGGTTACCCTCCGTAGATAATTTTGTAGAGACTCTGCATGTACTCCACGGCATCACTGTGGCCGGAAGCTTTGCGGTTGTGATATGGATGTTTGGTGTCGTTCAAGATTTCGGCCACCTTCTGCCTAGCGCTTTGGGCACTTTCCGCATTCATAATTTCATCTCGATGTAAAGACCTATCCTCCATATTCTGCGATAACTCATAGAACATACGAACAATATGGGGATCGCTGCCTAAACCAGTGCGATCAATGTAATCACCAATATCCTTTGGTAGCCTACGATATACATTCTGGGCAGCACGAAGCTTCTGCTCCGTAGTCTCCCCCCAGGTTTTCTTTAGCTCGGTTATACCTACCTGATTTAGTTTGTCGTAATCAACGGGGCCTTGCTTCTGCTCTGTCGGCTTATCCTGGGTGGGGCTTAGCCCCTTGGCCCAATTAAACAACGATTGTGCCTGCTCTTTACTTAGGCCAAGTTGCTTAGCCTGAGCCAGGTATTGTTGTGCTATAGGGTCGGCAGTATCTACACCTTCTACGCTATAACTTACTTCAGCTTTAGGCTTAGCCTCAACGGGAGCAGGTTCTTTGCTTTGAAACGGCGTTCCAGCTATTGGGGTTTCTGGTTCTGGTGGTGCGGTTACGGGCGCATCAACTTGTGGCGCACCAGAGACCAGGCCCTGTGTTTGTTCCTCACTCATCTTTACCTCCCCTTATCATATTAAGGATAAACAAAACGGTATCTCTTTGCCCTTCACGGAATACGGTATGCTGTGGATCGCCTTGGGCATAAGAGCTACGATAGTAGAATCTACGCCGGAGATCCTCCAGTATTTCCGCCCCCAGGGGGCTGCTGAATAGCTGATAATATTTGTGCCTGAGCTGCCTGAGCAGCTCTGTCCTCTCTGATTCCTCTAACATCTACCTCACCTCGTTTTGCATTGGGATCAAGCCCCATTTCAGTGTATATATTTCTAATTATAACATCCATATCGAAATTATCTAAAATCTGTGGGCCAGCCAACTGCATAGCCGTGGCAACCCGCTGGAAGAATTGATCATAGTGGGCTATGCCGGTTTCCCTCTGCTGTTGGGCCAATGGGGATTCAAACCTAATATCTATTTGGCCGCCCTCTAGTTCTGGGGGTGGCGGTAAGAACATCCCGGCCCTATACATTAAGCCGAATGTTCTATCAATCAGGGGCGATAATAGTTCGCTCTCAATGCGTCCTAGCACCGACCCCAATAGCCTTTCTACCATGCGCCAGCGTAGAGTTACCTCTGTGGCCGATAGGCGTAATGCATCGGGAACAGATAACTGTGCATAGTAGTAGATATTGCGGATTGATTCTCTTATCTCTGCCTTCTTCAACTCTGTGGCCTGCCACTGCGTACCACCTAGGATGGGCTTCAGTGCATCCGTATCCCGGACAACCGTAAGACCACCAGGTCGTAGATACACATCGCCTATAACCCCATCGTCCCTAACCATAAGCGGAGGATCAATAGCCTTAGACCAAGCCCTGAGCTCTAGCTCTACCGCCTTGTTGAGAGTCTTAATGTCCGGCAAGGCAAAGATAGTAGGCCCTCGGCCAAAGCTCTCTGAGGATACCTTCAGCCACCTTGGAACCGCATAAGGGAATTCTAGGTACTTACCATGTTGCAATACCTGCTTTGTATCTACCGAGATCCAGTAGGATTCATAGTCCTTCCCATCGTCGGCTGGATATACCGCATGTAGAAACTCAAACTCTTTATCGGGCTTGGCTTCTTCTATCTTGCTTGGCAACCCCTTCTTCCACCTAGCCCTCGCATTCTTGGCTGTCATACGATATTTTCTGAATACCGTATCTACCAAACCATGTTCGTTTTCCGATATGGCATATTGTCCGATGGGGTAGGTTTTGAACACCAACCCCTCATCGTTCATTTCTGCCAATAGGCAAGCGGTACCGAACACTACTAGCTCCAGGTATGATTCGTGTATCTCGGTGCTAAAATTAGATGTTGCGAGCCCTCGGAATAGCCGCTTTGAGCAATCCTCCAACCATGACATTACGGATCCATTGTTCAACATGGAATCGTCCCTAGGTAGCAGGGAGAACCATTTGGCCGACATGGAAGTCAAGTTGCCCGATAGAGAAGCCGCCAATAGTTCCGCCGAATGCAGGGCCGTGGAGTCGAATATCCTTTCGGTACGCTTCTCACCTGGCGACCTGCGCGTGGATATATCGTAATTGGGCAGAACATAGTCAGCGCAGTCCTGCCACAGATCCCACCACTGCTGCGTCTCACGGAATAGAATATCGTGGCGGCGTAGTATCTCCTGGGTAATATCCCGCATGATTACAGATAGCCTTGCGTTCTAGGCCCTGGAACCTCTAGCCCCGTGGGTGAGGTCAATAGTGTTCCGCCTGAAGATTGGGCTAGGAGGGAGCGCCTGCGGCGCTCCTCCTCCTGGCGTTGTTCTTCCGGGGTTTTCGTGTTTGTCTTTGGTGAACTAAACAATGCAGCCATTACATACCTCTTGCATAGATCTACTACTTGATCAGCTTTTTCACTTCAGGAAGAAGCGCCTTAAAAAGGCCAAGCGGATCGGGAGACTTGCCTCCGGGGACAAGCTTAATAAGCTCTGAGATCAGACCTAGGCCCGGCCCCTTTGAGCCAAGAGATCCAAGGGAGCCCAATAGGTTCCCGCCATGCCCTTTGAGGACAACGCTGGCGGTTACTACGGCAGCCAAAAGTGAACAGATGAAAGATAGTGAGGTAAGGGTCATGTTGTTTGCTCCTTATTTTAGTTTGTTGACCCAGCCTATAATAACCACTGCGCTTATTTTAGGAAGGTGTGTAGCACCGTCTTAAACGGAAAGAATAATACATGCAACACCTTCCGGGTTATTTTGATCGGAAGAAAAGGAAGCCTGATCAGTTTTACAATTATATCGGTCGGGAACATAGGTTGCCCTCCTATCCAGAGATAGTTTATAAGCTCTACTGTTAGCCAAAATGTAATAGCAAAGAAGGCAAAGATAAGGAGAGTAGATGTGAACATTACGTTCCCTACGCAAGCACGTTGAAACTAGATATAACTTTTGGCGCTTCACGCTGTGAGCTCTTATACGATACCGCAAAGTATCGCAAGGCATCTGCGGCGTGCACCGCCCAGTTCTTTACCGGCTGTTGAGAAAACTGTCGCAGTACTGGATCATACTCCTTCTTGAAGGCATGCAACGCTTCTATCCCCCTATGGCACCTCACCTTGTCGAACCAGTACCGATGGAACTGCGACCTAACTGCGTCGATACCGTCCTGCCTACCTATCCTGGGAGTAACCCGAAAGCTAATCCCCATGGCCTGGGCCATCTCTAACCTGGTCTTGCCTGTCCCTAGTTCTCTGACCTGAATATCATGAGGCGCATAGTGGGCCTCATAATGATAGGGCTTGGTTAGAACCGTCTGAACATAGTGCCCTAGGCCCTCCCCTTGGTTTTCATAATAATCTACAAACCATACCTCCTTACTGTTTTGTTGCACAAACCATATGGCTGTTGCATCTCCTATACCTAGATCCCAGTATGTGGTTACCGTTAGGTTGGGGTCGTACAAATTATTTACCAGGCGTCCTTCATCCTGTAGCCTCTGTAGCTGCTTAGAGTAGTAGGCACCTTCCATGGCTCCATAGAATGAGCAGTAATATTCCTGTTGTAGTAATTCCTCGCTCATCCCTTCTTCCCTTTCCCTGTCGATCTGCTCTTTGTTGATAACCTTGGTGTCATCTATCGTAAGCACCTGGGTGTACCAGTCTGGCCTGCTTCGTACTGCCTGGTATAAATCGTACCCGTGATTCTGTCCCCTAGGGGTGTATAGAAACATGGCCCAACCGTTGTTCTCCGCCAAAATAGGACGGATAAAATCCCATGCCAAGGGTCTTTGCAAACTATACTCACTCAACACAACCCCTACCGGGTTAGTGCCAACAAGGGTATCGATGTCGTCAGAACCCACCACCTGAAACCTGGAACCATTGACCAACTCGATCTGCATTGTCTTATCGCGCTTACGCCTTATCAATGCGTTTGGGAAGTGGTTGATGAAAGGGAAGCCGTCGCCATCTATTCCTTCCCAGATAATCTTCCTACCCTGGGTGTATTTGGGGAGGATATAGTAGTAAACCCCTACGCGCTTTACCATTGGATAATCATGTAATTAAGCGCGGTTTTATCTTTCCCGGAGCGCCTATGCCATACCAGGCAGAAGCGCTGCAAAGGAGTTCGGAATATCTCCCGCTGGTATTCCCTAGGCGTAAAATTTACCGGAAGATTAATCTTCAAGATCGAACACTACTTTTAATTCCCTGTCTCCATGAAGCTGCTGCGTAAGCTGTACATCGGCCAAGCGTCTAGCTGCATCCATCTGATAATTCAATCCAATATCATTTACATCCAAGCCAAACTCTGCAAGCTTAGCAACATCTTTCTTCATGACTGCACGGAAGAAGGCGATAATCTCATCCACTATTCTCCCTCCGTTTCATTCCCTCGAAGTATGCCATAAGCCTATCCCAGTCAACATTATCGGTGTAGTGGATATAGGCGTAGAGTTCTAATATATCCTCCCAGGTATATTTTTGCCAGCCACCATTAGAGTTAATCCGATACTTTCCGGGGTAATAGGCAGGGCAGAGGATAGTTTTCTTTCCCCCGCATATCCTCCCCCGCTATCGTACTTAGCTACTGTAGCATTGTCATTCATGCTGAAGGGTCTTAGAAATTGAAACAACCCGCCAAGATTGTTGGGCATTATCTCGTCCTCCTTATGGCCGGGAAGAATACTCCATCGACATAGCCTAGGATAGCCGATTCAGACTGAACATTGTTATCTGCTGCCCATTGCCGCACCTGTTCTAGCCGCTGATCGTCCAAATAATATTTATTCATAGTAAGTATCCGAGCAATATCAACCCTGGGCGGAGAATATCCATTGGGAGCAAGGCTTCGTGGAGGCCCCTCGTTAGGAGCCCCCGGAGGTTTAGTCAGTGCGGTAACAATAGGGCCTATAGTGTCGTTTAACACCCTTCTAAGTTCATCTACTACTGCCATCTTTTTCTCCCTTATGATGTTTATGGGGTTCCTCTATATAGATTGGAATCTATCCTGGAATATCCCCCGCCTTGAGAGCCAGATGCTATGTAGGAGGGGCCAGAACTCTGTCCCATTATGCTGAAGCAAACCATTAATGGTGATGCAAAATTAGCATACCAATCAGGGCGTAAATCACAGAGAATAAAGTCGCTGTCAGCGGAACATAAACCGCCATAGCCCCACTTAGGAGGATAATGCCGCCAAGTAGTGCGTTGCCACCCGTACCAGTGACCAGGGCCAAAACCACTATTAGGCCAAGTAGAGATGGCAAGGCCGTGCTTAGCACGGAGACTATCGATACTTCTGCACCAAGTAGAGATGGCAAGGCCGTGCTTAGCACGGAGACTATCGATCCTACCATGCTAAGTAGAGATGGCAAGGCCGTGCTAAGCACGGAGACTATCGACCCCACGCTGGGCACAATGATCGCCACACTGCTAGTAAGAATCAATATAGCAACCAGCGAAAGCGTGTTGCCCACCGTAATACCGCCTACCAACAACCGACTCCTACCAAGGCTGACCAGTAGACCAGACCAAGAAGGAAGATAAGAACGGCTACAAGGACAGAAAGATAATGCGGAAATACCTGG